GCCAATGATCAAGGGTTTGGATGCTCTAACGCGGCATCCCTACGGGAGAGACATGCTTGTGAGCAAGCCTCTCCGACTTCCGAGCCATATATTCAGAAAATTGAATACAGTGCTCTAGATAAGCCAAGGCAATCCTCAGCCTAGGGTTATTAAGCCCCTGCCCTTGAACCACTTTTAGGTTCCAGTCCGAAACAGACCGTTCCCTGTTTGTTTGGAGCATATATTGCTCGACAACCCGGGATGAAACAAAAGGTATTTGTATCTTATACTTTACCTTCCGTTTCCGTGCTTTTGAATCCTTAGTCCATTTAGTACGCTGGACTTTTCTCCATTGTATTGGAGAAGTAGGAACTTCAGAGAAGATAGTAAATTTTCTCTTAAGCGACCATTGGTCTTCAAGAACATCGGTGTCACCTGACAGCCTTTGCCAATAATAGGGTTCTTGTTGCTTAATGAACCTTTTCTTGGGTACAGGCTTTAGATACTTAAACTGGTACCATCTCGAGCCATCCGCAAAATAAATGCGAACTGGCTCATAAGAGGCCCATTTCATATCTAACAGATGATCATTTGGGCTCTCCACCTTTATACCCGAAGTATCGGGGAATAATGGCGGAACACGCAAAATACCTTCAGTGATATTGGACAACTCGAGCAATAAATACTCGATCGTCCCACTGATTGCGTGCTCATCCCACCTCCTTCGGAGACCATTGATAATGCTATACAAATGGCTCTCCAACCTCTTGCCCGAAAGGACAAAAGAATCTGAATTACTCAGATAGAAAGATCGAACAGGGAATCCACGGTAGAAATCTTCTCCGCATGACTCCCTAAAAGGAAAAGAGACAAAAGTTTTGTCTCCGTTAAGGGTTATGCCCATATCTGGAAAGATAGAGCATACATACTTATGTATCCGTCGGGGATAAATTAAATCGTCCCCAAAGACAGAATACATTCCCTTAACTCCAGTTAGATCCCCTATAGCTTTTGTAAGGCTATAGAAGACCAATGTCTCAAGTGGAAAGGTCATCCCGTTTCCCATAGGTAAAACACTCTCAGTATAGCATTGGTTACCACCAACGTTAATCTGATGTGTCAAAGCTAGTTTAACCAGCTTATACCATGGGCGGGGCAACAAGCGATTCAAAAGATCTGACGTTATACTGTCAGATGCTGCTGAGAGATCAGCAGTAGCATGTGTCATTGTCTCAGAAAATCGAGATATGACTCGTCTATGAGTATCCTGAAGATAACGGATATCTAGACCAGCTTCTTTTAATCGTCTTTGCACAGCTCGACCAACCCCATAAGTATAAAAGAGGTCGATCAATTGAAGCGGTGTTATGCTTCTGTGCACATTCCATTTCTTGGGAACATTTACCAAACTTAGGACTTTTAGCTCCAAATTACTATCACCGGGTTTTAATCCGATGGCCTCAACTAACCTATTGAGGATGGCATCTTTAGGTAAAATTTCCCTAAAGAACCACTTGGAGCATTCTGCAGAACCAGTGAAAGCCCGCCTATCGGTCAACTTATGATCGATATATGCTAGGCTTAGCGGACAACCGATACTGCTCTTCTTACCGAATTTGGAGAGTAGATGCATTTCCTCAGTATTAGGTACACCGAGGATACGTTTGCAGATGGTACGAGCTCTCTGAATAACGAGAAAACTCGTAAGCTGTTCCCGATTTAAACGTTGGGTCGACAGCCTGATTTGATTGCCAATATACTTCTCATTGGTAATACATTCCAGTTCATCTGGCGTATGCGCATCATCCATAAAACGGTATTTCTTCAAAAGGTTGACAATCTGGCCGATTTGTTTATATCGTGTTGGAGGAACAATTCCAACATCGCGGACACATAATGAGCGGAAATCTTTAAGATTCCCATTCAGAAGTGCCTCGCGAGCAGATGAAAATTCCTTTTGAAGGCCGAAGTCCTCAAGGAGGGAAATCCAGCAATTTACTGCGATTTGATCGGTATGTTTTCCGATTCCCATAATTTTTCTCCTAACTTAATAAGTTTATTAAGTCCTGAATTATTCTGACAAGGTGGGCCAATATAGCAGCCCAATCGACGTCCATTACGGACCTCTACTTGACGGAATTGTGGTTATAGTAGTTATCAGTTTCACTGTCCAGAATAATCTGTCCAGCATAGTTGCGCAGGTTAGAAACATTACCTGCAACCGCAACGAATTCCGGGTGAAGTTCAAACTCACCACGGAACACCTGATAACTTATAGACCCATCAGCTAATTCGAAAGGTATCGTAAAACTGATATTCTTCCGAATTTTGGAGAAAGACCCATCAGACTGCATCTGTGTGTTCTTATTCTTAAATACACAGTGCTTCTGGAGACGTAAATCAGTCTCCGTCAAGTCGGCAACGCGGATACCGGTTGCTACGGGCGTACCGTCATGTTCAAAGACGGTCGCGGTCCCAGCTGTCCAAGCGACAGACGTGGGTGCTTCAAGTAATGATATACCATCTAGTGACATATCTTACTCCTTTAGAGCTTTATGCTCTGATAAAGGATAATGAGTTGATCTATTATCTTTGGTATTGATAACAAATCACCCAGTAGCAGTGCGGGACCAGTAATTCTTTCATTACAGGTCCTGGTGTACGACTGGTCTTCAAGTGCAACCCTAATATCTAGATGTTCAGTTATCAGATTATTAATCGTCTGATTAGCCGTCCATCTGGGCTTCACGAGTGAGACACGCCGGACTTTCTTTAATCCTACAGTATTACCTAATATTTCAACATTAGGATCATACTTGATTGCAGAAAGCCACAACCCGATGTTGTACCACCAATCTAACACAAAAGAAAGTCGTGTTAGATCCCACATAGCCTCAGGAATTGATTGGACATTCAATCCGGCAAGGTCGCTCCAACTAGGAGCAACTTTTAACCGATATTGAACAGAAGCGTAAGCACCAATAAAATCCTCAATTAGAGGAGTGGCATATAGAGACACAAGATCATTCAAAAATGTGTACTCATTGCCAGTAGTGCTTTTCACGATGTCCAAAGGACAAGAACCCCTAGCGCAGTAAATACGCTCTGTGTCAAAGTTCTTGCTCAATGCCTGAATCAACTCAACTGCTTGCCAAACTGAATAGAACAGAGGGCGGAGTCCATAGCGGATCTCCATCCAGGTTGAGGTGGCGGCATCAAAAGCTGCCTTACCAACCTTACCATGGAATTTCCCTGTTCGCAAAAAGTTCAGAAGCTCTCTCTTTTGAAGTCTCCATGACCAAATGTATTTTAAGTCACGGAGTGCCTTGAGTGGGTGTAGCAAAGACTCTAAAGTCTCTTTAAGCTCACCCACTTCTACAAGGGTATCGAGGAGAGACTGAGAGACATTACCATATGCACGTTGTAGTGCAAGTTGTTTTTGGTATGTCACCTCAGCTGGAGGGTAAGCAGCGAGATAGTTACACAGATATCCCGCTACAGTCCCAGAAACATGGTATTCACAATGCCATCTGTTGCTGGGTCCAGCATCACACACCAGAATAAAGTCGAAACTGTCATCTGACACGTAAGGCTGTCGAGCGTAATAAGGATTAATTCTGTATTCACCAGGCGTAAAACCACCTGTGTCTACAGATTCCTTTTCTTTGGGCGCTGAGCCATTGCCACTCATAAGGGTGGCATCTTTGGAGAACTTGGTATTGAACCAAGCATAATCCATAACATAGCCAGTGCACACTAAGTTAAAAGGGATATAAACCATTACACTCTTCCTCCATCATTGAATTGATGGAACACATCAGGC